GCCGGGTGGAACTCGGTGATGGTGATGGTGTAGCCGAGGCTCGCGGCCAGCTCGATGAAGAAGGCCTTGCTCTGCCCGCCGGCGCCGCGCAGCTTGGCGAGCACGGCCGCCATGCGTTGGCGCACGGTAAGGCCCGCGAAGGCGACGCATGGGTCCGGTAGGCCGAGCACGCGCTCGTGCTCCAGAAGGTACTCCGGGTTGTCAGCCCAGAGCCCGCCGGCCAACTGCTCGGCGACCTGCAGCGCCGTTTCCAGCGCCCTGGCTTCAGCCTCGATCACGGCCGAAAGCATCGGGGCGTTCGGGTCGTAAGCCACCGGTGGCAGCAGCAGGCGGAGCTGGTCGGCCAGGCGCGTCATGCCATCAGCTCCAGGGTGACGCTGCCGAGGCGAATCCAGCCGATCGCCAGCGGATCATTCGAAGCATTGAGGCTCGAAGCGGGGCTGATGACCCGGCGATCGACGATGCCTGGCAGGTTGCTCAAGACGGTTTCGATGCGCGAGCGATAGAGGCGCTCGCCGGGAGCCAGCGCGCCGATGCTCTCGGCCAGCGCCGCCTCGGCGGCGGCCTGGACGTCCTCCAGGGTCGCGCCGTCTTCCAGCTCGACCTGGGCCACCACGTCGACGAACTGCACCAGCGGCACGAACACGAACACTTCGGTCGTCACCGTGCATTGGGCTTTGATGTGCGCCTGCACGGCCTCGACGGTCGCGTCGGAGGGCACGCCGCCATCCGCGACGATGCAGATGTCGACGGTGTTGGCACCGCGTCGCCTCGGCAGCACGATGGCGTCGGACACTCCGGGGATTTCCAGGGCCCAACGCCGGTAATCGTGGGCAGCGCCACCCGCAGGCGGATTGCGCAGGCGCTCTAGCAGACGCGCGAGCAGCTGCATGCTGCTCTCTTCGGCCAGGCCTCCGACCAGACTGCCATCCAGATCGGCGCCGGCATCGGCACCCAGCGGCGGGCTGGTGAGCAGCAGCGCCCCGGCCAACCCGTTGGCCTCGGCTCCGGCGTCCTGTGCAGACACGGGGACGAGTGCCAAACCGGATGCATCAACGGTCGCGCCGGCGGTCGAGAGCAGAACGGTGCCGGATGCGATGTGGCGCATGACGGTGCCCTGCAGGATTACCGTGCCGGGCGCGCCGGTGACCCGGGCGAAGCCTGCGGCCGCGACAGCTTCCTTCTTGCTCAGCCCGTAGTCGCTGGCGTGGTGCAGCAGCTCGGCCTCGTCGGCAGTGTCCGGCCATATCTGGCGGTAAAGCCACGCAAGGTTCTGGTAGATGCCCTCGATGGCGGCCGCCGCACTGGCGGCGCGGACGTAGTGGTCGCTGTCGCTGCCGATGTCAGCATCGGGCTGCTGGTTGCGAATGTCGCGCAGCATGCCGTCGCGAATCGACTCGAAGGTTGGCGCAGTGAATGGCATGTCAGAGCACCCTTACAAGGTGGCGAAAAAGCTGCGGGGTGCCGCTGGCGTCGGTGACCTCGACGCTCAGCGCCAGCCAGCCGTTGTGGGGCTGCTTGGTGGTGACGTTGATGGCGGTGGCGCGGCCGTCCGTCAGCAGCGGGCGCAGGGCGTCCTCGGCGTACTGCCGGGCCAATGTGCCGATGCGTGGTAGATCCTTGGAGCGCGCCAGTTCGTGCAGGCGCGACCCCAGCAAGGGATCGGCCCACCAGCTGCCGAGCGGCGTGGCGAGGCGGAGATAAACGGCGTTTGCCAGCGTGCGGATGCGCTCGCCAGTGATGTCGCCTGTGGTGGGATTGATGCCTGCGTCCATAGGCAGGCAGAGTGCCCCGCGTGCGCGCGGGGCGGAGTTTCAGGAGGGTTTAAGCTATTCGGGGATGTAGCTAGGAAGGTCTTTTTCTAACACGTAGCTGCCTCCGATAGGCGGAGGCGAAACCAAGCGAGCGATGTTGGCATCCGTAACGGCTTGCTTCATATCGACTGATATAAGGCCGACCACTTCGCCAGTTTCCAGCTGGGCCCAGACCGCTACCGGAAAGCGGCTTCGCGGTGCGTTCTCAACCTCTGGCCCAAGCCAGTACCAACCCGAGGTAGGGACGAGCTGCTTGATGTGCAGTGCCATGTCTAATCCTTGTGATAGCAAAGCGCCAAGCCTACCAGACTACTGCTGCGGTGTTGGTGGCGTCCCGGTAGGGTGTGCGTGCGCGTTGTACAGCGCCCGATCTTGTTGCAGAGACCGAACGCCATCGCTGACATCGCCTTGGGCGCGAAGGTCTCCGGTCGTCTCCACCAGCGGCGTCTCGAACCTCACCTTCGCCCCGGCCTTGACCAGTAGCGTGTCGGTCACGACCTCGACTACACGCCCGCGCCGAAGGTATACGTGGTCGCCTTCGTCGGTGTACAGCGCCACTTCGCCGTCCTGGACCTGCAGCCGGTAACGGCCGTCCTCGCTGGCCACCACCACGGTGTGCTTGCTGTTGCCGCCGACCGGAATGGCGATGAACTCGGCCCCGGCCAGCGGCGCCGAGGTGAACCCGTAGTGCTGAAACAGCTCGCCGCTGACGGTCTCGCCGGCGAGGCCCTGCATGTCGACGCCGATCAGCTTGCCGTGTCGGTTACGGGCCGCCACGGCTCGGAAAGCCTGGCGGAAGTTGGCCCGCTCGCGCTGGGCCTGTTCGCGCATCATGCGCGCCATGGTCTTGCTCATGTTTCTCCCGCCGCCTTTTTCATCACGCGCAGGGTTTCGGCATCTACCGTCTTGCCGCGCCGCTTCTTCACCGGGTTAGCGTCCAGCACCCACATCTTGTCCTCGCGCAGCCGCAGCTCGGTGATGGCACCCTCGCGCCGAGTCAGCCGGAGGGTGCGCCCCATCAGGAAGTAGGTGCCATCGATCCCGTGTGGCTCACTGCGAACGATGACGCGCTGCCCAGGCGTCCAGACCTGGCCATTGCCTGCCCGGAACCCGTGGACCATGGCCCGGATCTCGAAACCGTCCAGGCGGCTATCGGCCAACAGCTTGCGTGCGCGGGTGGTGGCCATGTCCTCACTCTCGCTGGCGCTGTCGATGATCACCTTCGGTCGGAAGATGCCTCGGCGCGCCAGGGTTTCGTCCTGGACGATCGAGCGCAGTTGCGCTCGGCCGCTGTCCAGGCCGTCGTTGTCGTACTGCCCATGCTGGCCGAGCACGGTGATCTGGCTGTAGCGGTTGGCGATCGAGCGGCGTACGCCCAGCCGCTCGACGTTGTTGCCCTGGCCGTCCCGGCGCAGGATCAGCGTGGCCACGGGCGGCGCGTTGTAGTCTGGCCCGCCCACGATCAGGCGGCCATCCGGCTCCATCCAAGGCCACAGGCCGTTGGCCTCCGCCACCTGCAGGAGCGCTTCCCAGGCGGACTGGCCCGGCTCGATCTGGATACGCCGACGAGCCTTTGCACTGGCTGCGCGGATCTCCACCTGGCTGATGCCCAGCGGTTTGACGACCTGGTCGATGATCTCGGCCAGGCCGGCCTCACGGAGAGACACGAACGGAGCCGAGCAGTCCACCAGCGGTGCCGCGCGATCTCGGCCGTTGATACGGATGAAGATGCCGTTGCGGGAGATGTCGTGCTCGAACTCGTCGATCTGTCCGGTAAGAACGCGGTCGCGGCCGAGGGTGAGCGTGCAAGGGGCGCCCTCGACCAGGACGTCCGGTAGCTTGGCCGTGTCCTTGGTGAATACCTCCAGTTCGAAGGCGTCGGCGGCCGTCAGCAGGTCGGACTCGACCGACCAGCCGTCCCATGTATCGTGCGTCTGGCCGCCGATGGTCAGGCGAATGGCTTCATTGGGCATACGCGCGGAGCACCTCGCCAGCTTTGATGTTGTGCGGTCGACGCAAGGCCGGATTGAGCCGCAGCAGCTCGTTTGCCCGGGTGTGGTCGCCATACCAGCGGTGCGCCAACAAGCGCAGGCTCGTCGGGGCCTCCACCACGCGCTCCACCATAGGTGGCCGCTGCAGGAGCGCCTGCCGCGCTCTTGCCTGGAGTAGCGCCGCCATGTTGCGCAGCGTTTCGGCCACCGGCCGCGCGGTCTCGACGTCATGCAGGCGGCGCTGCAGGAGGATGGCGCCCTGGATGAGGGCGCGCGCCAGGTTCACCAAGCGCTCCAGCTCGTCCGGGTTGAGCGTCGGGGTGTCGGCTTCATCCTCGATCAGCACGGCGGCCGCCTGCGCATGGGCGACCGCCAGCTCGGTGACGACCAGCACGACCAGGCCCAGCCCGATCGAGGCGATGGGGTCGGTCGGCATCTGGGCCGGCAGCAGACGCGCATCAACGGCCACGCCCTGACGGGCCGCGCCGAGCACTTCGCTACCGGCCCGCGCCGCCTCGGCCGTCAGGCTGCCGCTTCCCGGCATGCTCGCCGGTATGCCGTCGCGGGCCAGGAGCGTGCGAGCCTCGCTCGGTGTGCTGGTCTGGATGGCGCTGCGGATCTCCGTCGGGGTACGCACCAGATCGACGAGCGGGTCGAAGCCACTGGCCGGGGACCGGGCGAGCGCGCCGACGTTGGACACCACACCGAGGATCTGCGAACGCAGCTGCTGCAGGCGCAGGCCGATGCCCGGCAGGTCGAGCACCTGCTCGATCAAGCCGACCCACCCGCCGCCGATCCACACCTGGATCTGCGCGGCGAGCGTGTCGATACGCCCGAGCAGGTCGAACAGGCCATCCTGCCAGGTAGCCGCGTCGGCCTGCTCGAGCACACCGATGTCGACGAACTCGATCAGCCGATCGAAGAAGGGTTCGTCCGGCAGGTGTTCCAGGAACTTGAGGCTGACCTCAGCGTAGTCGGGCCGATCGGCCACATGCTGGATCTGCCAGTCGCCCGCCACCACGGTGATGCTGCCGTAGATCGGGTGGACCAGTTCACCGGGGCCGATCGTATCCAGCGCCCGCAGCAGGTTCTGTAGCTCCAGCTCGTAGTTGGGGCCGAACATCACGACACGCAGGCTGAACAGCCGCGCCCCTCGGCCGAGGTCTTCGACAGAGTCGCCGTCCCGGTAAGGTGTGCCGTGCTGGGCCAGGGCGCGCTGGGCCTGCAGGTTCTCGTCCAGGACCTGCAGCGGGACGCCACGGAAGGAGGCGTCCAAGAGGGTTTCCGTCCAGCTCATTGCCCGCGCCTCATCTGAATATCCGCACGCCGCTCGACCTCGGCGGTGATCATGTGGCTGTCAGTGCGCACCTCGACCACCAGGGGCTTGGCGAGCAGCTCGGCCAGGCGGCTTTCGGCCCCACCGCCGGATTGAGCCTGACCAGACGGCGCCAGCGCCGCCGCAGTCAGCCGGGCCGCCGCCTGTTGAGCCCATGCCTGACCGGAAGCAACCGACCCGCCATTGGAGGTGAGGCCTGTGTCCTGCTGCGCCAGGCGTGCAGCCTGGCTGCTCAGCCAGCCGTGCTCAGCGTCGGGGTTCTGTTCGGAGAGCGCGATACGGTTTCGGTAAAACGATTCCTGGTACGTCTTCTGGCTATCAGTCAGCAGCTTGTTGCGCGGTACCATGGCGAGCCGCGCTGCATCAGAGTTCTGTCCGCTCGCGCCTGCTAACTGGGTGGAGACGGCCGCCAAAGTAAGCGGACCAATGAAACCGACAAGGCCTGTTGGCGACCTTTTACTTGAGGGTGACGGCGAGTCGGGCAAGCCACCGGTAAAGTTTGCCGGCCAATTGGTGACAAACACCGAGGTGACGCCGGCGGCTTCTTCGAGCACTTTACCTACGGCGATGTTCTTAAGCGTCTCAGGGCCTCCCATAACCTTGTTTAGCAGCGCCCCGGCGCCCGCTTTGGCACCACGCCCGGCGTAGTAACCACCGACGCCGGCGAGCGCGCCACCCGCGAGCAGTTGCTCGCCGGAGAGGTTGAGGTCATCAAGCAGGTAGCTGCCGAAGTCGGCAAATCCCTTGTTCAGGGGCTGGGCCATGCGGTCAATGGCTTCGCCGAAGGTCGCGCGCATACGGCCGGCAACACCGGTCGTACTGTTCACGTTCTCTGCCAGATCATTGGAGAAGACCGGGCGCGCGTTCGAAATCGTCGCGGAGTGTTGGGAGAACGTCTGTAAGACATCGCCGCTGAGAAGGTAGCGCACCCCTCGCAACAGGTCCTGGTCCATGCCTTTGAAGACCGCGCCCATGTAGGTGGCGCGTTCTTGGTCCGTATCAAGCCGCCCGAATTGTTCGCGTAAGTTGCCCAACAATTCCTCAGGATTACGGGCGCTACCATCCTTATTGAAGAACGATATGCCTGTCGCCTTGGTGATCTGCTGTCGGTACTGAGGGTTGGTGAACATGCGCAGAGTGGACTCGGCCAGCGTGCCAAGCCGATCCGGAGCGCCCTCAAGGGACGATAGCGTTTCCACGTACGCTAGCGCCTGCTCCAAGCTCATACCCGCCGCCATCGCGTTTGCACCGATCTTGGGGAAGATGTCCGACAGGTTTTCCAGCTCTGCTCGACCAAGGCGGCCAGCGACCGTCATTTTCTGGAGCATGTCCAGCGCTGCGCCTTCCTGCTCCAGGTCGATATTAAATGCTGACGCACCCGACATCAGAGCACCGGCAAGAATTGCCGGGTCGGCCGCCGTCACGGCGTTCGCCTGCCCCATGGCATCGGCGCTCGCTTTGACCGCCGCGTAACTAAGACCGCCCGCCAGCAGCGTGTCGCCGCCGGTATAGATGCTTGCCGGGTCGACGCCATAAGCTTTACCGATTCGACGGCCCTCGCTCTTCCACTCTTCCCGCTGCTCTGGAGTCATTTCTGCCGTTTGCTGGGTACGGATCATCTGCCGCTGCAGGAGAGCGCTGTTCTTGACGCTGGACGCAGCCCCAAAGCCCACACCAAATCCGGCAAGTTGCCCCATAGTCGAACTACCGAAACCCTTCAGGCGATCGAATTCGGCGCGCATGCTCGCCGCTGCCGTCTTGAGCATGCGCAGGTGACGGCCGCCGTTCTGCGCCAGGCGGCGGAAGTTGGCGTCGGCCCGGTCGACGCTGCGGGCGAGCGGTTGCATGCCTTCGCGGTCGGTGCGCACCAGTTCGGCCTTCGCATCGCGAGCG